TAGTCCGCTTCCTCCTGATTGCCCCCACTAGCCAGGGTCATCATGAACGCATCTTTCACCCTAGGCGAACCCAACAGCCCGCCGACCTTCGCGCCAAATCCTCCGAGCAATCCGGCCATTATCAGCCCCCCATCACATAGGCTTTAGACGCGTTCTGGAGCATGTTCCCGAGGAAGCTACCGAAGGCAGAACCCCCGTTGTCCACGTTGTTATTCGTGGTGCCGAATTGAGAACCGGGGATTCCGTTCAGCCATGCCGTGTACTGGTTCAACTGGTTTTCAGGACGGTTCTGGTAGAAATTGAAGCGGTCCATTTGATCGCCCAACATCTCCCCGGCTTTCCCTTCGACCTGCGCCCCGATGTTCCCGAGCATGCCGAGGTTCTGCCAGTCCTGTTGCCCCAACTGCATCCCGAGATTCGCCCCGCCCAACTGCTGTGCGAAGTTCGCGCTACCCAATGAGTTAAACCCGGACGCGAGGTTAGCCCCCATCTGGCCCATGCTGTTCGCCGCGCTCAGTTGATTGCTGCGCTCGTTGGCGTAGTTGTTCCCGTAGATGTTCGCGGCCATGTCGGTCATGGAGTTTGTGTAACCCGTGTTAGCCATGTCCATCGCGGTTTGATGGGCCATTGAGCCTGTGCGCCCTCCGCTTCCAAACGTAGCGTTAACCCCTGGCATCACGTTGTTCTGGTATTGCTGATTCACACCTCTAGCAGCGGAATTAAACATGCTGTCTAGATACGGGTTTGAATTGAGGTAGTTTCCCTGCATCGTGCTTTGCAGTTGGCCCATCCCAAGCCCGCCCTGCTGAAGCATACCCATACCGGCTTGGGTAAATGGAGAGTTGCCCTGCATTCCCTGCATGGCGACATTGCCCGCCATAGGATCGAACTGCGACCCCATGAGCGCCCTGTTTTCACCCAACTGCATCGCCATCTGGCTTTGCGGGCTGAAATTCGTATAGGTCGCATTGGGAAAGTAGTTAGGCCCGCCCGAGTTATAAAGGTTCTGCGCTTGGGCATACGCATCCGTCAAATACGGCTGAAGCGGCCCCCACGGGGTAGATGTGGTCGTACTGTCCTGCGCGCCCTGATCGCCACCGAAAATGCTGCTGGCAATGTCACTAACCTTGTCGAAGATTCCCATGTTATTTCCTTATGCGTTCCAGTTAGGCCCAAGTGCCGCCGCTACTTTTTGCGCTTGGAGGCTGTTGGGGTATTTCTTCGCGTACTCCAGTACAGCCGGATTCACATACCCCGAACTCATCCCGCCAGTCGCACCCCCACCTTGGGCAAGTACATCCGCCGACATAGGATCACCACCCAACAAAGCCCGAGTTTTGAGTGCGGACTGTGACTGTTGAGTCAGCGCGTCGTAATGCTGCTGGGTAGGCTGCGCGCCATCGAATCGCATGGTGTCGTATTCGCGCTGGTTCATGTTCGTGCCTGAGACCGCCGGAGAGGCCGCCAGATTCGATGTGGGAGCCGTTACGGCTTTGGGCTGGTATTGGGTCGTCTGCGCCCTCTGAGCCGCCAGCGCGTCCAGATAAGCCTTTACAGCGGGGTTGCTCATGTAGGCGTTGTAGGTCGCCTGATCCAGCGGAGCGCCTTGTGGAACCGTGCCGTAGGGATTCTGAGCGCCTGAAGGAGATCCACCCTGAGCCGGAAGCCCGCCCTGTGACGGGGGAGTGTTCAGCCCTTGGAATGGGTTGTATTGAGCCGGTTTAAAGGAACCATCGCCGTTGGCAGTCCAGCCCGGCATTCCTCTTTGCATGGCGGTCGTAAGCCACGGGTTTTGGCTATTGGCCTGCGGCATCAAATACCGCTGCATCAAAGGGGATTGCTGCGCCATCTGGCGGGAGTAGTAGCCGTTGTTTCCATACGGATCGTAGGCCGGAACGTTCATGCCCATTGAAAGCGTTTGAGCAAGCTGGTTCATGGGGTCTGACGCGAGGGTATGGTTCTGCGGCAGGCTGATGCTCGGGATATTCGCGCCAGTAGGAGCCGAACGATTAACGGCAGTGGGCGAAGGAATGAACGGATTGGCGGGTTGTGCCATTAGCGGTTGCCCTCTGGAACGGCGTTAACATCTAGCCCCATAGCGCGGTCAAAGCCCCCGCTAATGGTGACTCGGAAAGTGTGATAGCGAGAATTTGCGCGAGTGGTGAACTCGCCCGAACTATTGAGCGTGGAGGCGGGGCCGAATGTCGCAGGACTAGCGAGTGTGGAGCGCGAGGCTATTTGAGCAGTCATTGACCCATAACCCGTAACCAGGGGTCGCATCTTGTTGATGAACAGCCTGCGGTCGCTCTGCATCTCTCCCGTTTCCAGGGTGGCAGTTAAGGCAGAACCCGTAAACGTGGCCGCCTTGTGAGCAGTCGTGAATGCGCCCACAGAGATTGCCCCACCCAACCAAAAGCGATCATCAAAGGACAGCGTGGCCGCATCAATGTCCGGCATGATCGTGTCCATTGAATCAATCGTGTAGCCTGGGGAGGAGAACTCAAACAGGATTTCGGTATCCACCCGCCCGTATGACCACCGATTAAGTGACCAGTCGTAAATGATCACGCGGTCTGCGGTACTGGAACCCGTCGAGAATGACCAGATTATTCGTTGCGCTTCCCGGTCACTGACCCCGCGAATCGTCGTTACATCAGGGCAGTTGTCTTGAAGCCATTGGGTTACTTTGTTGTCTGAGATCGGCTGCGATCCTGCGCCAACCGAGAAAACCCGGAATCCATCCCAGCCGTAGTAGAAGATTCGGGAACCAGCCGCGACAACGGAATTCCCCGCTGGCGTTCCGGAATCGACCTCCACTTCATCAATCCGGAAGATTCTAGGCGGGCCTTCGTAGGTCATCAGGCGAATGGAGTGTTCCTGAAAGATCACCCCCACGTTTCCACCTATGATCTTCTGAACTTTTCCACCCCGACCGAACAACTCTTGAGAGTCCGATTGTGTCGCCATCGAGGCAGTCCACAATTCGGAACTGTTGAATCCAGACCAGCGGATCCAGTTTGGTTTTGCGTCGAGGTCTCCCAAAACGATGAAGTCGCCAACTACCGCTATGCGTGAGGCTTTCGGGGGAGAACCGGGAAGGTCTGCGAACAGCGTACCCGTGCTCATGTCGATGTATTGGGGATTTATCGCCGGATCAACCGCAATACAGCGATCACCCCACAATGCGAACTCCCAATTCGTCCCGCCCGTGTAGTTTCCGGACTTCGACACGTTCGCCCATGTAGCACCAGTGAGGCTGTAGAGCTGTGTAGCGTCCCCTGCGTAGACCCTTACCGTACCAGCCTTATCCGCGAACCACGCAGCCCCCACACACTTCGCCGTCAAGGCGTTTGTAACGTCGCTCAGGCTGTTTAGCTGGGAGTACCCATCAGGACTAGGGACGCAGTTCTCTGCGACCGTCAGCCCCTTTACAGACAGACTCTCTACGTCAGGCGTCCATTCGCCAAAAGGCAGGATCATGGAACAGCCCCTGTCATCACCCTGGACAGCGTTCCACTGCCAAAAGTCCCGGCTTTGTCTCGGCGCTTCAGTGCGGCAATGGCAGATGAATAACCCGCCACCCACACTTGCACCCGCTCATCCTCTTTGATGTAGGGGGATGCATGGGCCAGAGAGCCATACAAATAAACGTCGTAGGCATTCGTCAAAAGCCAATTCGTATTGGCATCATCTTTCAGCGCATCATACGGGCGGTAATAGCTAATCAATGCGTCAGGGGAATCTGTAGGGGGCGGGGCGACTACCAGATAATCCCCCTCCACCGTGTAATACGCGGGACTTCCCGTGTCTCGATACGCAGCCGACGAATACAGCGAAGCGGGTGGGAGGTACTGCAACAGCCACTCCGTATCCGAGTCAATCGTGATCCGCTCCATTTCGAGGAAGTCGGACGGCAGCGCCATGCTTTGAGCGGTCAACGTCATGGTGGAAGTCCGCAGCATCTGCCGAATGCGCAAATCCCTGCGAATAGCCGCTTCAGCAAGCCGAACGAATGACGGAATAGCCGCCGTCAGATCATCCCGCAGTAACCACACGGCAAGGTCTGACTTCAGCGTGGCGTATGTCGTCACAGTTTCTGATTCCTCAGTTTCGAGTAATCCGGGTTATTGATCCGTTGCGCGAGGAACGTGGGCCATTCCCACCGATCCGCGTGCTTTTTCTTCCACTCATCACGCCAAGCGTAGTAGGTTTCAATCGGGATTCTGGCCCCGATCCGGCCTGCCGCTTTCCGGTTCACGTTCTCCGAATCGTGCCGTAGACTGTCGATGATCTTGTCTACCCTTTGCGTGCGCTTAACCGTCATCCCATCGTCATCGTGGGTAATCTCGGTCCTTACACCATAAGGCGACCAGATAACGGTGTCAGTCATCGAGAACGACCTCGAAATGCCCCTGTTTAAGATAGAAGTTCGCTTCTTCCTTCGTATCAACAGTGAACACTTCGCCGGGGTAAATCTTGCGCCGCTGCTCTTTGCGGGCATACTCGGGAATGTGCTTCTCCAGCGGGAAGAAATTACCCACCGCTGCCGCACCATTGTTAAATTGCTTAATCTTCAATTTGACTTTCATAGGATTCCTTTCGGCTTGTCCTGAAACGAAAAAAGGGGCCGAAGCCCCTTAAGGAAAAGGGGGCCGAAGCCCCCTAGTTGGCTGTCATTGAAAGCTGTAACGTATCAGCTAGTCATAGCAAGGCTTTCGTCGATATCAGCCACGATGCCCGATGCGGCCTCGTTTTTGCTGATAAGCGTGTAGTCCGCAATGATCACCTTGTCGTTGCTGTCACCGACCTTTGCCATTTCCTGCACGGTCATGGGGGTCAGGTAAGCCACGGCCCAATACTCCGGATCAATGACGAGTACGTCGTCATCGCGCAGGATGTAGTTTGGAACGATATCCAGCTTGCCGAAGTCGCTCACATACACGTCAACCGCGCCGACAACGGTCAAGCCCTTGGAGGGGCTGCGTCCGTGGTCTTGGAACGGCGTGGCGATACGCGAGGTAGACGAGAACATGTACTTCGAGAATTGCTGTTTTACGGCAAGGCTCGTCATGATCATGCTCGGACGGCCACCGGCTGCGTGGCAACCTTTGATGATCGACAGCAGAGTTGCTTCCGACAATGCGCGGTCCGTGCCGTCAATAGGAGCCGTCGAAGGATAGCCCTTAGTGGTTCCAGAGAGAGCAGGAGCGGCACCCGAACCACCGCCACGGTCATCGTTAGTCAGCAGCCAGGACGGCACACCGGCACAGGTCGGAGCGGCAGTTGCCGTGCCAGCCGATGCCACTTGGCCCTTAAGCAGAGTCGCTTCAATGTCTCGGCGAAGCTCTACGCCCTTTTTTGTGATCAGGCGTGCGAGTTCCGACTTGCGGCCCGCTTTGGTGACGGTATCCGCACGGCGGGTTACGCGGATTTGCTTGGCACTGATCTGGCAGTAGTTGCCAACGCGGTGCGGCGTATCCATCGTATCCGGCGTGAAGGTGAAGCCGTCAATCTGGGCATTGGTCGCAACCGGGGTCGCCAGATCGTCAAGCAACCACTCGACATAGTTGGACTTCGCAGTCTCTTTGCCGATGTTGGAGATAAAAGGCGTTTCTTCCCGCGCTACCTGATAGATCGCATCCATCAGATGTTCGCGGACGTTCTCCCCCTCTGCGGTAGAGTTCAGGTCGTAGCGGTCAACGCTACCCGTAAGCTGTGCACCAGCCATAAATTACCCCTTACAAATGAGTGTTACAAAAGTGATTCGATCAGCCGTGCAGCGTCATGCCTCGAACCTGTCTTTGCCAGACGGGCCTTGGCCTGTTGCAGCGCGGAGTGCTTGATGCTGGCTTTCGGAGCCGGTTTTCCCGGCTTGACGAATACAGGAGCTTTTTCAACCTTCTTTTTGGCGACATTCATGTCGGACTGCATCTTGTCGAACAAGCGCGCCTTCCTAACGATGTCAACTAAGCGATGGTCGTATACGGACCCTAGTTCCTGCTCGGTGTATCCGTAGCTATTGGCGAGGTAGTTCAGGATGTTGCCCTTAAGCTCTTCCCCCCACCCCGGAATAGCCTCCAGCTTCTCGCGTTCGCGCTGTAGCACTTCGGCCCGATGAGCGTTTACCTGTGCCTCAAGGGCTTGCCGGTTCTGCTCATAAGCCTGTGCCGCCGCTTGTCTCAGGTTCTGGACGTATTGCGCCTTGCCTTGATAGTCCTGCATCCGCGCAGCGTATTCCGCAGGATTCGTCTGCCTAAGTTGTGCCATTTCCGCTGGGTCAAGCGGCGTGATGACCATTTGCTCAAGTGCATTGAATACCTGGGCAGATTGTTGCAGCTGGGCTTCAATGTTCTGCCGTGCCTGCGCAGCTTGGGATTCAAACCCGCGCCGCTGTTCCGCTAGTTCCTGAGTTTTCTGCCGATAATCGCTGTCCTTCTGATAGCTTGCTTTCAGGTCTGCAAGCGTCACTTGCTCGGTTTGACCATGCGCCTTGATAGTGACCTTGAGGCCGTCGAGTTCTTCCGTAGATTTCTCTAGTGCCTGTGTCAACTCTTCGAGGGTGGTTATCTCGCGAGTGTCGTCGGTAGCTTCTTCGGCGTCCTCCTCGGATTCCTCCGGCTCGGACTCTTCCACTTCGGAGGCTTCCACCTCTTCCGTTTCTTCCTCTTCCTCGGCTTTCGCCTTGGGCTCTCCGATCAACCCATCTTCACCCAACAGGGATTCAATGAGATTCGAACCTTGATCAATGTTCAGGGATGTGCTTTCGCCTTGATCCACTTCCATTGTTTAAACTCCAGTTAGTTACAGTCCTTTGCGGAAAAGAGTTTTCCGCTCTATATCCGCCGCTTCCAGATCACCCGTGGCGACCATAGAGGCAAGGATTTTCTTGTACTTACCGTGGCAGTACAGAACGAGATTGAGCTTTTCGCGGTATCGCTCCGCTTGCTTGCTCCCGTCGAATTCGGTGGTAGTGATCCGCTTCACCAATTCCCGCTCAAGGCGCTCCATAGCCTCCCTGTGAGCCGGGTTGTTGATCAATTGGGCAGCGTCAGCCGCCAGCACGGATAAATCCTGCTGCTTGCGCGTCATGGGAACCTTTTAGCTGTAGCGGGCTTCGATGTCTTCCGCCGTTGGGAGCGGCTTGTCGATCAATTCAAGCGTGTCCGTCACCGTGTACGGGTCACAGAATCCATACGGCTTGGTTTCATGTGAAACATTCATGTCGAATAGCGTAGTGGTCTCGGGAAGAACTACGTCAATCCCCCGCGATTCGGCCAC